GCCTACAGCCGCCAACCAATTAGCGGTTAGGCGTATGGTGCACAATATTTGTGGGCAACATTGCATTCGTGCAACACATGAACGTGGCGTCATTGAGGTGATAGTCGCTGGTGTGTTCACTCCCGATGAGCATGATTTGCTGGGAGCGCGTATGCTAGGCAGTAATGCCGTGCACGATTTGGTAGAAGAAATAACTGATCCGAAACCGAAGAATGTATGGCAACAGTGGGTAGGAAGGTTCACCGGCCGTAGGGGCGCTAGGCGCCTCCGGTCGGGTGAATGAGGGGGCCTTGGCGTCGTCACAGGAGTATCACATGAGAGTAATCTCACTGATGCTAGGCTGACTGTGACGCGGCACGCTAAGGACCAGGCCAAGCACCGAACGTTGTACTCTATTAAGGAGTTGTCAGGCAACGTTGACCTCGGTGTAAATAATGCTGACATTAGCACATTGGAGTGTGCGCTATTGACGCGCATGTACTACTGCAAAGTTGGGGATGACTTTGTGGCTCCACCCCCTGTGGATAAGGGTCTATTCACAGAGAGATTACAGGATTTCAAGAAGTTATTATTGGAGAAAACCGCCCGAACCACCCGGTTTACCTTGCAGGAAACTGTTGAGACGTACACGGGTCGTAGGCGGACTATCTATGAAAACGCATTGAAACACCTGACTCAGATCGGACTCTCTCGGAGCGACGCGATTAGCATTGCGTTCGTGAAGATGGAGCTAGTTAATCCGGAGAAGGCACCCAGATGCATTCAACCCAGATCACCCCCGTATAACCTTGAGTTGGGCACATATATTAAATCATGTGAACACCAACTATATAAGGGAATAAAGAAGGTTTACGGTGACGGACCGACGGTTATGAAAGGTTATAACGTCAGTGAAATTGGGGAAATTGCGAGAGGTAAGTGGCGTTCTTTCGCTTCTCCGGTGGCCATCGGACTTGATGCCACCAAGTTCGATATGCATGTATCACCAGCAGCGTTGGGTTGGGAGCATTCCATCTATTTGGAATTGTTCGATAATGACCCACACCTCGCCAAGTTGTTATCCTGGCAGATGAACAACAAGGGCGTTGGGTACTGCTTGGATGGCAAGCTGAAGTATAGTGTTGAGGG